TGTATTTGTATCTTTGTTGTCTTTGTTAGTTGGCTGCACAACAACAGAAGATGTGGGTTGTGTTCCAATGCACATAGGCACAGGATATGATGACGAAGGAATGTTAATGACAATAAGAGTAGAAGAGCCGGGTTGTCCTCGGATTGATACATATGAAGACTATTAAAGGAGAAAATAAAATGGCTAAGAAATGGACAGATGAGCGTGTTCAAAAATTAAAACAACTAAGACTAGAAGGAAAAACAGCATATGAAATAGCATCTATATTTGGAGATGTAAGTAGGAATGCTGTCATAGGAAAGATAAACAGACTTGGACTGTCGTCACCAGGAAACAGAGGATCCTCAAGACCTATAACTATGCCTACATATTCTTTTAATAAAAAATAATCAATATCTATTGACGAAGTGTTACAAACATACTACATATGGGATTGCTCCCACGATTATGCATCCCAATATAATTGTGGTTCCTTCGTTAGGGAGCCGGTACATCCTTCTTATCATCTAACATTATAACCGGCTCCCATTTTTTTACTTGATTATCCCACAAAAATGTATATATATAGAATTCAATTATATTATTATGAGGAGAATTAAATGCCAGATATACAGAAATATAAAAGTATAGCTCTTAACCATGCATCATACGAAAAGCTTGCAGCAATAGCTGATACTAACAACAGAGCCAAGGGCCGTGAGTTAGCAGGTATGATTGATAAAAGATACAAAGAGGTTATTGAGCAGCAAAAACACGATCAATGATCGACGATAAACAAGCTAATGAGTTAGCTTGGACTTCTAGAATACACTACGACAAAATGATTGATAGAGGTTTTACACCTAGTCAAGTTGCAATTACAACTATTATGATCTCAATCAGTCAATACATTCTTACAAAAGGACCTGGGGCAGGCATTGCTATCATGACAGCTTGCCTCAATGCAATAATGTCTGAAGAAGATATCAACATAACTAAGATACAAGGTTACCAAGAAGAAGATAATGACTTAGATATAAATTTTGAGTTAGATGGTGATTGGTTAGATGGTGATGAAGAAGAAGATCCAACAGACAATATTATTCATGTAGACTTTACAGATAAAGACTAATCCTCAATTACATAAGGGACCTCTGAATTAGCTAGACCACGACGACGACTAAAGAAAAGTAAGTTTTGTTTTTCTTCTGTTAGTTCGTTGGTAAAGATAATTAATGCGTTAAATACTATCGTGACGTAAAGTAGTCGCCACTCTTGTTGGTTTTTGTTTCGCATAATGATTTGTGAGAATCATCAAAGTTAACAAGCACCCCTCGGTGTTTTAAGGACTTACTCGTCGGGTAAGCTATTCCTTTACTCTCGAAAACTTTGGCAAGTTTTTTAATAGTCGAATACTTGACATCGGCTCCATTCTCAGCCCTCGATATAGTCGAAGGCGAAACTCCAGAAAGAGCACATAACTCTCGTGTCGATAACCTTAAAATATTTCGTGAAAATTTTAGTTGACGTGCGGTTATCATGTGTAGTATAAACTCCCATATGTTGTTTCACAAACGGGACAACTTTAGCGATTAGAATAGAAAAAGTAAATAGAAAAAATATAGCGAGGATAATATGAAGATAAAAACTATAGCGGAAAAGGTCGTGAGTAAATGGCATGATAAAGAAGTTGATGACATTGCAAACGACGTTAAAGAACTAAAAGAGTTACATGAAGATCTAACTCTTTTAAAAGGTGTTGCTGATTCCCTCCGAACATTAGAGAAGAAAGTATGCGAGCGAAGATATTCGCAGCGTGTTGAATCTCGATTGCGTGGAGAAAACAAAGACACCGGTACTGTAACTTTTGATGAGGAAGAATTTTCAGTGAAAGCTACAATACGAAAGGCAGTAACGTGGGACACTAATACATTGTGGGAAGCACTGAACAAAGTAGAAGAAGACTTTGGTTCAGAAGTCGCAAAAAACATTTCTGACATTACTGTCAAAGTCTCAGAGAATAAGTACAAGGATGCAGATCCTCGTATACAGCTTATTCTTGAGGAATCTCGAACAGTTGAGGCTAAAGGGCCTGATTATTATATCAGTGTCGAGGATAAGCCTCATGACTAAAGAAGAAATAGATATTATTTTGGAAGCGTTAGGGGAGTCTGCTTTTGCGGGACTGTTTAAATTTGTCTCGGACCATGACATGAAGAAAATTATTGAAGTGGCCCATGTATTTGACAAAGATAAATTTAATCCTGGTATTGAGCTCCCCACTGTTCGTATTACTATCGAGCCCGTGCAAGATGGTAAATTTAGTAAAGAATATGAAGAATATAGAAGAAAACAACTTAATTAGAAGGAGTAAACATGAAAATAATTAAAGCGTCGGAACGACTACAAGAAACTAAAGGAGCTAAGATTGTCATAGCAGGCGAAAGCGGTGTTGGTAAAACTAGTCTTTTATTTACACTACCTGCTGAAGAGACATTATTTATGGACCTAGAAGCTGGTGACATTGCACTTGGTGAGTGGGGTGGAGATACTATACGACCAGAGACATGGCAAGAAGCAAGAAACTTTGCCTGTTACTTTGGCGGCCCTAACGCAAGTTTAAGTGATGACATGCCATATTCACAGGCTCATTATGATGCACTTGTTAAGGATTGGGGAGACCCCGCAGCACTACACGAGAAGTATAAGACACTATTTGTTGATTCAATAACAGTAGCAGGTCGATTAAGTTTTCGTTGGTGTAAACAACAAGACGAAGTGTTAACAGAGAAAACTAAAAAAATTAACATGCTCGCAGTGTATGGATTACACGGCAGAGAGATGCTTGATTGGTTAACACAACTACAACATGTCAGAGATAAGAATGTTGTATTAGTCGGTATTCTTGATGAGAATACTGATGACTTTAATCAGAAGATATACAAACTTCAGATTGAAGGATCTAAGGTTGGTAATGAATTACCGGGTATCGTTGACGAAGTTGTCACTATGAGAATTAATCGTGATGACACAGGCAACTCATGGCGTGAATTTATATGTCATACAGACAACCCTGATGGATTTCCAGCTAAGGATAGAAGCGGTAAATTAAACTCTGTTGAGGAACCGCACTTAGGTAAGTTATTAGCAAAATTAGTAGCACCTAAGACAAAGACTACAGCAGAAACTTTAAATCACAACATACCAAACATAGAAGTACTAACTAAAAAGGAGGCAGTATAATGTTAAATTTTAATGAAGCAGACGAACAATTTTCAGGATCACAACAATCAGATTTTTCACCTATTCCAGAAGGAACTATTGTTGATGTATTATTAACAATAAGACCAGGTGGTGCGGGTGACGGTGGGTTGCTAAAACAATCACAGCGTTCTGATGCACAATATTTAGATTGCGAATTTACCGTAACTAATGGTGAGTTTGAAAGACGTAAGTTCTGGACAAACTTAACAGTTATGGGCGGTAGTCTTGATGACAATGGTAAAAGTAAAGCAGGAAATATTTCTATGAGAACTATTCGTGCAATGCTTGAGTCTTGTTATAATATTGAGCCAAGAGATATGAGCGATGCAGCTAAGGCTGTAAGAGTTCTATCATCTTATGGTGATTTAAATAACCTAGTATTTAAAACATCGGTTGGTATTGAAGAGTATAACGATAAGAAGAACAATAAGCTTGATAGAATTATTGTTCCGGGTATGCCTGAATACACACAACCAAAGGGTCCAGATGGTCTAGTAAGACAACCTAAACCCTCAACAGAATCTGTGCAAACTACAGTAGATGCTACCCCAATTGCAGCTCAAGGCACAGTAGCAGAAGCTCCTTCACAGGCTCCTGCGAATAGCTCAGGCAAACCATCCTGGGCATAAGACAGTAGGTAATTATCATTTAACCTATTCCTATAGGCTTGTGGGAGAGCCTATTGTCAAAAATCTCCCACATTAACTAGGAGTGTTCTTTATGTATTGCTGGAAACCTTTAACTAAAGAACAATCAAACATTGTGAAAATTGCAGGAAGGAGAAGAATTTGTGGATTATGTAATCATGTCGGGACCAATCCTTTTATTTATAGCTATAATCCGATTGGTAGAGATAACATTTTAAATTATTTTGGGTGCATGCAAGCACTTGCTTTTATTAACAAACATACAGATAAGGGAATTAATATGTATACAGGAACAGAACCAGAGAACAAAGCCGTACAAGACACTATAAAAGATGTCGTACCAAATTTTGAGGCTATAGGTTGGGAAACTAAAATAGCTGAAATATCACCAGACCAAATATTTAATTTAGTAACAACATTGTTAGTTGCTTACAGAAATAGATTACACGAAAGAATACAAGAGGATGTTAGAGAGTCGAGTTCGGTAAATTATAAGGCTCAAAATTTTAAAGAATCTTCAGAAGAAAAACCAGATAAAAATAAAAAATATGATACACCTTTTGACGACGAGATACCTTTTTAAATGATAGATCTCAATCCACCTATAAACAACGGAGATGTTAGTGATTTGGTAATCCCATTCATTGACAATGCTCTGGTTCTTGAAAACCAAAAAGAACCAAAAAGAACTTATCTTGGAGCTTCATCTCTTGGAGAACCATGTAAAAGAAAATTACAGTATCGTTACATGCAAACTCCTCCAGACGAAGGTAAAGATTTTGATGGTAGAACATTAAGGATATTTCAAGTTGGTCATAACTTTGAGGATCTAGCTATTGCATGGCTAGTAAAAGCAAAATTTAATTTACTTACACAAGATAAACAAGGTCGTCAGTTTGGTTTTGATACTGCTGAGGGAGAAATAAAAGGCCATGTCGATGGTATTATAACAGATGGACCTGTTGATTGGTCCTACCCATTTTTGTGGGAGTGTAAATCAGCTAACGATAAAAAATGGAACGAGTTTAAAAGAAAGGGTACAAAAGAAACGAATCAAGTTTATTACGCACAGGTAGTTTTATATCAAGCTTATATGGGTTTAATGGATAATCCTGCCTTGTTTACTGTTGTAAATAAAAACACGCAAGAGATATATTTTGAAAAAATACCTTTTGATGCTAAGGTTGCACAAAGGGTGTCAGATGCGGCGGTTAATATTTTAAAAGCAACAAGCAGTGACGAAATGATGCCTAGAGTAGCAGCGAAGGCAGATAGTTTTTTATGTAGGTTTTGTGAATTTAAGAGTAGATGTTGGGAAATAAAAAATGATAAAGAGCAATCATCTGGACTTCAACCAAGTTGGAAATGATATTCCATCACAGTTTGATGTTACAGATTTTAAAATTAGAGCGAAGGGATCATTAAAAAGCATATTCAGTTATATGTTTCCAAATGGTCGTATACGAGGAAATGAATTTGTTATTGGTGATTTACAGGGTTCGCCAGGAGATTCATGCTCATTTAACTTAGATAAAGATGGTTTAGGAAGTGAGTTTAACGGTGGTAATTCATTCAGTGATTTTATTGATGTATGGTCATATTCACAGAACACTTCGTTTCAAGACTCAGTAAAAGAAATATCAGAAAGATTTGGTATACCTTTACAGCATACATATGTTGAGCCTGCTCAACCAACATACAAACAAGAACCTAAACAAGAAAAAGTTATAGAACACAAGTACTTAGATAAAGATAACAGTTTGTTGTGTACTGTTCTTCGTATTGAAATGGATAACGGAGAAAAAACTTTTAGACCTAGACTAGCAAGTGGTGAATACAAAATGCCTGTTATCAGACCCTTGTATAATATTCCTAATATATGCAATGCAAGTACCATTGTATTTGTTGAAGGAGAAAAATGTGTAGATGCTCTAGCAACTAAAAATATACCGGCAGCAAGTGCTATGGGAGGATCCAATACTAATCTTGATAAAACGGATTGGAGCGTCTTAGAAGGCAAGAATTTAATTATATGGCCAGATAATGATGATGCAGGAAAAAAGTTCGCTAGCAAGCTCTCTCATCATTTAAACAATATATGTGCATCAGTTAAGGTCGTAGATGTTCCTGACTACAAACCAAAAGGTTGGGACGTTGCTGATGCAATAGAAGAAAATTTTGACATTGATGAAGTATTAAACACACAAGGTACAGCACCTATTAATTTGTTAAATAACTCTTTATCTGTTAAAAATTTAGTTCAAGGCAAAGCCCCAGCTTATGAATATTTGTTGGAGTCAACTTTACCTAAAGGAGTTGCAGGAATTTTAGCTGCATCTGGTGACACAGGTAAAGGTATATTGACTCTCGACTTGGGCATGAAAATAGCATACGGCAAAGTAGGAATAGA